AATAACTTATATGAAACGTTATGATAAATCAATACCATTTAACAATTTTAACCAAATTTAAAATGAACGGAAATATCATAAAAGTGAGTGCGTTGATAGTGGCCCTGTGTAGTTTGTTTCAAACCCTTGATGCCGTATCATCTGGACTGGCCCTCCCTGCAAAGGTTGAGGAACGATCTCGTGTGAAGAGAGAGGGCTTTGGCCCTTGGGAAGCACAAGAGACTTGGGATGAGAAAGGAAAACCAGTTGTTTGGGAATCTATAGTAAAAGCTGCAAAGTTTATAGCTAAAGAAGAGGAAATACTGGTCAACATGACTCAGGCAGTAATTGACGAAGTAGTTGAGGTAATACATCATCCAATCCAAGAGTTGACTAAGACTCGATTAGGAAAGTTTATACTGGCATTTGCTTTGTTGGCTGTCTGCCTTTTGGTCGCGAGAGTGGCCATGCCCATATTAAGAGGGTTGTGGACTGTGATTTGCTACATTTGGAGAGCACTCTATGCATCAGTTGCGTGGATCATCAGGATAATGAGAGGTGCAGGATGTTGTATGACATTCTGCGCTATGGCCCCCTTGGTGAAGATAAGAAATTTCTTCACTGCGAGGAAAATAGCTAAGGATGATAGAAAACGCATGCAGATATACCGCGGAATTAGCGAAGAAGTCGAGTTAGTTACTAAAGCGACTTCAAGAGCTTATATGGACGCGGATGGAGTGTATTTAGATGCAGGCAATGGAAAGAGGGTTTACTTGGACAAGAGATTTGAAGCAGAAGACATGATCCGAATAAACTTTGCTAGAGGAACCGAAAGAGAAGAGGTTCCTTCAGTTAGAGTTATAAAGGAAACTATATTGTCTTCTTCCAAATTGTATAAGGTTGATAAGCTCCCAGAATTTCAAGGTCAATTTGAAATAGAGGGAACTTTAATCGGACATTTTAGCAGAATACGCTATCAGAATAAGGACTGTATAATAACAGCTTATCATGTTTTAGAATACAACCGATCAGGACTCATAAGTATGCGTAAAGGAGATAAGAGCGTTAGGATGGACACAGTAAGATCACGAATAATAGTTGCATCGCCAAGTAATGAATTAGATTTCATTATTATGGAGATGCCCAGTTTCGTATTTTCCACGTTGGGTTTGAAAACCGGACAGTGGAGCTTGCGAGCCCAGCCTAGAGAGCCTGTCATGATTTACCAGAGTTATGAAGGTAAACCCTGTGTGTCTAGTGCGTCAGTAGCGATGAGTGAGACGAAGCCTTGGCATGTAAAATACGGCGCGAGTACGATTTCGGGTAGCTCAGGAGCTCCCATTTTGAACTCCCGTAGCCAAATTATTGGAGTGCATCTCGAGCACGACTCTGATTTGGGGTGCAATGTTGGTGTAATCCCACCAGTTTTCAGAAACTATAAGAAAGAATCAGCGGCAGGCAATGATATTGCTCACGCAGAGGATGATATGGAAGAAGAGACTGAGGAGGATAGAGCCCAGAGGTTAGCGGATCAGAAGATGGAAGAGGATGAAGCAGTCTACAGAATGATTGCTTTCAATTATGTGAAAGATATCGGATACGATGCTAATGTCCAGTCTTGGGCTGAACACATGGACGAAATCGACACCATGGTTGAACGCAACATGAAAGATAAGTACGGAGAATCGTATGAAGATAGGACCACCCGAGTTTTTAAAACGAAAACTGGGATAACCGGCAAACACATAGGAGCTCGCGTAAAAGGAGGAAAGTATCGAAAGGAAAGTCCATGGACTTGCAGCAAGTGCTATACAATCCATCAAGACAAAGGATACGGGTGCGTGAAATGCGGATTTGCTCTTGTTAGAGGGCCAGTCGCAAAGAAGGAAAAGGTGAAACTCGCCAAAGAAGCTGTGAAAGATCTGCCGATTTTGGTGCAAGACATAATCATGAGCAAAGTAGTTCAAGACTACATAGAAGCTCTGGTAGTGGATAGAGTTACCAAACTCCTGAACGTAACGGAGAGAGAGAAAGTTTCTCTTTATCCGAACCTAGATGCCTTAAAGCCTTCTGCTCCTCCCCTTGTCTCTGTAGAGAAGAAATTCCTGCAAAAGTTGAAGACTCATGAAATAGCCAAAGAAGATTACAACAATTTTACTAAAGTCTCTTCCAAGGAAGGGAAAGTTAAGTTAAATCAATGTAAGCTGGCTTTCGATCAAGAGCGAAGCGAGCGGGAAGGAGGTGTATGCTTCAACAGTGAAGTAGTTGAGACGGTGGCCGTGCTACAACCTGTAAAAGGGTTAACACGTAGTGCGCGCAGAAGAGCTAGGGCTAATGAGAAAGCAAAAGAAACTCAGGTTCCTTTAAACTCTCAAGCCCCAGCGTCGACTGGGGCTCCTATTACCAATGGATCGAAGAAGAACCCTTCTCCGAGAAGTCAGTGCGAGTCGGTTTCAGTAAAGTCAGAATGCACGGAGCAGGCAAGAAAGCAGAAAGCCAGAGGTGGAAAGCCATCCAAGAACTCAATTTTGAGTACAAAGGATATGGCTGGCCAGACCGTAGCGCAGAAGCAGAAAAACAGAGCTTCAAGTTGCAGTGTGACAAACACATTACAGAATACCGAATCCCTACCCAAAGGGAAATAGAAGCTTCCAACGCAAGAATACTACCCCAATACCTCAAACACAATCTCCCTGAATATTTGCTCAAATACAATAGAACCAGATGGAGTGAAGCCATAGATCACCTCCTGACCTTCGTGAAAGCGGAGGCCAGTCCAGGAGTACCACATGCCATGATAGCCAATCGAAATGACGACTTTTTAGCCGCCACAGGAGAGAGGTTTCATAGCATTGTTCTCAATAGGATAGAGGCTTTGCTTAGTTTGGATCTTGACGCCATTAGAACCATGAATAGAAAGGAAAGACTTGATTACAACCTGATGGACCCGGTCAGAGTGTTCGTGAAAAACGAACCTCATAAGGTCCAGAAACTGGATGAAGGTAGAGTTAGATTGATTATGTCTGTTTCTTTGACGGACAAAATGATCGAGATGCTACTTTCTAGACACGTGTGTAAGCTTGAAATCCAGAACTGGTTGGATATACCATCCAAACCAGGAATCGGATTTACTTCAGAAGCTAATCAAGCGGTGTACGAAGATGTCACACAGTGCGGTCTCGATATGTCTTATGCGGATATATCGGGATGGGACTGGGGTGTTAAAGAGTGGCAAATCCTCGATGAAGCTGAAAGTCTCATTAGTTTGAGTAATCAGCATTCCGAGGATTGGAACCACCTCCTTCGAGCCAAAGCTATATTAGAAGCCGAGTCAGTGTACCAGTTTTCAGATGGAGAGATGGTAGCACCGAATTTTAAAGGAATAGTGAATTCCGGTAAATTGAGAACTAGTCGCGGCAACTCTTGGATGCGAGTCCGAGTTGCTGATTTGATAGGTTCTCAGAAGACAATTGCAGCAGGAGACGACTCAGTCGAAAACACTGTAGCAGATGCTCCCCGGAAGTACTTTGAATTTGGAATTAGGTGTAAGGATTATTTGCCCGTGGACCAGACCTTTGAATTTTGCAGTCGAATCTACGGAGATGGATTTTCTTATCCTGTAAATAAAGCCAAAATGGTAATGAACCTGTTACACCACGAGCCAAAGACTTTCATGGAATACAAGTTATTAATGATAGGCTTTGAGGACGAAATGAGGGATCATCCAGAATACCAGCAGACTCTGTCAGAGCTGGAAAAAGTGGGATGGTATGAGGTGGAGGGGCCTCATTATACTTTATAAAAGTATAACTACAATGAACTCACAACCAAAACCCCAGCGAGCGCAGCGACAGCTCGCAAAACAAATTGTCGCAGTAAGTATGAGCAAAAGTGCTAGGCGAAGAAGAAGACGCCAAATGCAAGATGCTATACCATACAAAAGTGATACTAGCTACCCAGCTGTACAAGCCCCTGGCATTTCATCAGGAATGATACAACGGGCACAAATGAATAGAGCGAGACAAATGTTGACATCTTCAAAGATGACTCCAGATGGAATAGCCTTCCTCAAGTGCGCGTTTGCACCTCCTGACTTTGCAGCTGCGAAGCTGCTTGGTGTACCGGATGACTACGAAGGTAAGAGCTTAGTCAAGAAGCATAGGTTGATCTCTTCACAGAGTTTCAATAAGGCAAACACTGACTATTATATCTTATTACTTCCGACCCCGGGTTATGCCTATTGGGTTGCTACAGTAACCGCGGGAAGTCCAGTTCTTGCTAGCACAGTTTTCGTGGGCGTTCCCTACAGTGACTCAACTCAGTTGTTTAACACCTCGGGTACAGCAGGAACTTCCCTCGCGGATGTTGTAGATAAGTATCGCTTTGTGTCAAATCACTTTGAGCTAGTCCCTACGACCAACCAAATGACCTGGACAGGAAACGTCCAGACTTGGAGACTTCCAGTCTCCATGATCGTTCGTCAGCAGGGAGGCGCTGGAGGCGGAGACATTCTCTCCGTCACAGGTCTTCAAGGTACAAACTCTACGAACTCAGACCAGTATACAGGCCCATTCAATTTGGGCGTGTACTCCGCTTGTTACAATTCAGGCGCCAAGTTTGATTTTCAGAGTATAACCGAGAATCTTGTCCAGCTACCCCCTACTGTCCTTCCAGCTATCGGTGATTTCGCACAACTTGATGGTAGCGCATTTGGTTTCCCCGGTTTAGACTCGCAGTTCGACTCCCTAGTGGTGAAGATCTCAGGAATGGGATCCAATGTGTCGAATACTGCCATTCTTAAAACCTGGGCCTGCGTTGAGTACCAGGTGGTGCCAGGTTCCTCGGTATATGAATACCAGAACTTCTCACCATGCGACCCCGCAGCACTGGCTCTCTACAGACGAGTCATAAATGAACTCCCTGTTGGAGTTGCCTTTGTTGATAACGAGAACTTTTGGAAAAGAGTTCTCGCCATCATTAGACGACTGTCAGGTACCATGAGTATCCTTCCAGGACCTTATGGTCTGGCAGCAGGCGGCGTCAGCTCCATCGCAACAGCCATTGAGCAACTTGCTCTCTAACTTAGAGTATAAACAAGTCAGAGAAAACTGTAAACCT